CGTTCTGGTTAGAACCCCCAATAACCACAAACCCAATCTGTTTCATGATCTTTTCAACGGTAGGCTGCTCAAAGTCAAAGTAGTTCGTAAAGTAACTAAACCGATAATTAGTCCCATTGTCAGAGTGTCCAAAGTACTTTCCTATATACCCAGGTTTACCAAGGTATAACTCTTTGGAGTTTGTTACGATAAGGGACTTAGGCTCTATAGCACTCCAAGTAGTAGCCCTAGCAGACCCATCCTGCAGAGGAGTCCTCATATCAAAGCAGTATACCGACTTAGTAACAGGTAAGGTTAGCAGGTAAAAGGCATCCCTGTCATAGTAGACAGACTTGATATTAGCTGCTGTCTCAGAGGCCACACTAGTCATAAGGTCATCTCGAACATTCTTAGAGATATCCCGCATAGGTAAGGACTTCTCCTGAATAACTCGCTGAAGGCTTCTAACCCCAGAATCAGACAAGAAGATAATATCCGTACCAGTGCTCTGAACAGAGTCTCTAGCGATACAGCCCACATTAGGGATATAGTCTGCTAAGGTCAGCGTAGTCACATCGATTGGGTTAGCATAGACAGCGATGTTATTACGACCAAAGATAATAAGGAATCCATTGTGCGCTGCAATAGCCACTATCTTATCCGAGTTAGGGAAGACAGCGTTTAAGGATAGAGAGCCAGAGTCTCCACCTTGGAAGTCTGATCCATCTAGTAAGCGAGTGAAGTATACTGTCTGAGGATCTCCAGCAATGTCTGCCACCCAGATACGTCCATAAGCCGCTAGAGCGCAGTTAGGAGCGAAGTCACCAGCAGAATACCCCAAAGGCATTGTCCCTACATCAGCGAGCCTCTGGAAGCCGAAGGAGCCTGTGTGAGAGTGTGGGTTAGCAGTGGTTGTTACTGTGCTAGTTAGAGTATTAGATACTGAATAACCAGCACCACCAGTGGTAATAGTTACAGTAGCCACGCCTGTAGCAGACAAAGTAGCCACAGTAACGGTAGCAGCAGTGGTTCCACCAGACAAGGTTAGGATATCTCCTACATTGTAGCCTGATCCAGCAGCAGTAATAGTCAAACCAGTGATAGCGCCGCTAGAGACAGTAGAAACTGTAAACGTAGCTCCAGTTCCCGGAGTAGCCATACGATGGTACATCAGCATAGGATGACCAGACTGAACCAAGTAGGCATGAGGCTCTGCATCAGAACCATCACCGTAGGGTAGAGCAGCTCCCTGCCAGTTGTTTCCAGTGATTGTGTAGGCTAAGTCTGCACTGTTAGCTTGATTGCGTACAGTCTTGGTAGTCATCGTGGTAGTACCAGTAAACAGCTTATTGTTACCAGCACTAAGGAATTGACTAGACCCAGTATCAGTTAACTCAAACATAAACTCTACTGGGTTAGCAGCGCCTAAGTCTGTATTGACAGCAGAGTTCACAGGTGTCCAGCCTCTACGAGCACCAATACGACCATACCTATCAACCACGCAGTTGTTAGCCTCTAGCGCAAAGCCAGAAGACAGAGACACTGCAGACTCTTGGATGTTTAGTCCAAAGAATCCTGGTGCTGCGATACTAGCCGTTTGTGATGGAGATGCCATTAGATAGCGTCCCAAGTAAATTCATCTGGATAATGATTACCTTCGTTTGCCACATGATCTGCTAAGGATGTTTGATATAAAGCATAAGCCTCAGAGCTGCTTAGTCCACCGTCTTCACCACGTTCTGCCAGTGCCTTCGCATAGGCCAAGAAGATGACAGGCTCATCAGGAACCTTTATCTGGTCTGAGTTAAGAGCTAGTTGTGCCTGTGGTTTAATGATGTTAAAGTTAAGAGTATATGTACCATTAGGAATAGGATATAGATCTACTTGAGTATCTCCATTAGAATCTACACCGTTAAAGTTATAGTAGCGAGGAGAACCTAACTCAGGAGCTTGATTTAAAAACTTATTATTCATATCACTGGTAGAAGCGTTCTCCATGAACCAATCGCTTGTATCATTTATAACGTCAAAGACCCTGAAGCGAATACCAGCATTAGTCATAACATAGTTAAAGAGGTTAGCAGTAGTAGAGACAGTTAAGGTTTCAGACAGAGCATTCCAATTGTATGCGTCTTCTACCTGCCTCTTAGCGTCATTAACGAACTTGCTAATTAGTTTGGAGTATGAGGTGTCATTGACTGAAGTAACCTCGTTCTCACGAAGCCTAACCAGCACATCATTGACAAGTTCTAGATAAGTTTTGTTTGCCATTTAGCAATCCCATTTCCTAAGTGCCAGTGCTTTCCTTGTTGGTCTGCCCTTCTCATCCTTCATAGGCCCCGGTACACCACTCATACGAGCACAGAAAGACTTCCTACGAGCAGCCTTCTTAGGAGACTTTGCAGCCTCTTTAGAGGACACTGGAGGCTTCAGGTTAGCGCCTTCCTTGTTCTTAAAGTATGCCCTGCCTTTGGCGTTTAAGCCACCTTCTGGGTTCTGATATACTTTCTTTACCATTTATTTCTTCTTTGCTGTCTTTGCAGACTGTTTAAATGCCTTAGCAGTGGGTGCGCCTTTAGAGCCTACCTTACGCATCTTCTCTCCAGATCCCTCTGCTATCCGTTTACGCTTTGCATTGATGTTGGCATAGAGGCCGGGCTTCATTTCTTGGCCTTTGACTTTGCTTTACGAGCAGTAGACAGAGCAATCGCAATTGCCTGCTTCTGTGGCTTACCAGCCTTCATCTCTTTACGAATGTTCGCAGAGACAGTCTTTTGTGAGTATCCTTTTTTGAGTGGCATTAGTAACCTTTCTTAGCTGGTTTCTTAGAAGTCTTCTTCATGCACTTTCCTGCTTTCTTGCACTTAGCAGGGCTAGGACATCCGGGGCAGGGTTTAAATTCTTTCATGCTATCTCCTTAAACATTAAATTGTACTGCGCTCTTTGGGGTGATATCTAAAGTAACAATATAGGTAAAACTAGAACCAGTTTCAACTAACAATCTAATCTCATCTCCTTCTTCAAGAACAACAGTTTCATTTGCATTACCACCAAACTGTAATGTTTTTTTAGCATCTACGTTAACTGCATCAAAAATAGTTACTTCAGTATTGTTGTGTTTATTATACCACCAAGCACTTACTGACTTATTACTTCCAATATGATTAGATAGAAATAATAACTGCCAATAAGCAGAGTTCTTTGTAGGAACAGTGTATACTGTTGTTTTTGTATTTGGTGTTAAAGAACCACCAACACTAATCTTTCTGCTCATATTAACCTACTTTAAGAACTAAACTGAGTAATAGAACTACGATAAAACCAGTAGTCCCAAGCAGGATCTGTTCTAGTCTCTTTAGCCTAGCGTTGATGCCTGCATAGCGTTCAGCACAGACTGCCTCATGGGTATCTAGTTGGCCTTTGACTTCGACGATTGTTGACATGGTTATGCCTCAATCTTTTCCATAATCTCGTCCATGCTCTCCGAGACTTCCCAGTTGTTGCCGTTCATACCAAACGCTACACGAACCTCTGTGCCGTCTTCTTGTTTATGCTCAAAGAACGATGCAATCAGGTCTGTGTTCAGGATTAGACTCTCACCGATGCGGCCTTTGGCGGCGTTAGTTAGTTTGATAAGTTTCACGCAGCAACCCCTTCAACTTCAACCCACGAAGTTGTAGCCTCGTCCCATGAGTAACGCTTGCCGTCATCTGGGTAGGCAACAGGTGCGTCCCACAGGCAAGTTGTCTCGTTTAGCACCCATGAGGCATAGGGCTTTGGAGGAATGAAAGCATCCCGACCCGCATCGTAGGTGTAGCCGATACCAGCGTAGTTCTTACGCAGAGGCGTTCCACCTAGAGCGTGTACGCCGCCGTGGGTGTTGTACGAAGTCTGTTTATAGACATCGCCTGTACGAGCGCAGAGTTCTGCCTCTTTACCGTCATCTTCCTGTCGGCCTACGGTCACGAATGTGACGATGTTGTTTTCGTCTAGTTTTGCGAAGTGGCTAATTTTAATCTCTCCTATTAAGAAAAAGTTACTGTTTCTGATGTGGTTGAAGTAGCCGTCACGGTGTAAATCTTGAAGCCGCCAGATGTTGTGGAGGATTGCGTTACGCCGCCTGAGAATGTAGCGGTGCGGTTATCTGGAATCTTGATGATGACTACGCCGGAGCCACCGTTGCCGCCACTAGAACCAGTATTTCCAGCCCCACCCCCACCACTACCTGTATTTGCAGTGCCAGCGGTCATACTAGCGCCAGCCTTGCCACCAGAACCGCCACCCCCAGTTCCACCAGAGGCAAGGCTTCCAGCACCATTAAAGTGTCCACCACCACCGCCTCCGGCTCTAGGTACAGATGAGCCTGTGATAGTAGATGCAACACCATTACCGCCAGCACCGCCAATAGTTGATTGACCGGCTTGACCAACAGCACCTGCACCCCCACCACCACCAGCCGCAAAAGGGGCGCTAGAGTTTGGATGACCGCTACCACCCGCATAGCCCTGATTTGCCGTTCCAGCCCCATCGCCACCATTCCATCGTCCACCACCGCCAGAGCCACCACTAGAACCGTCTGCGTTGCCTGTGTTACCACCGCCTTTGCCACCACCCGTTGAAGTAATTGTACTTAGAACAGAATTAGAACCATTGTTTCCAGTAGCACCACCAGTACCGCCAGCACCTACTGTGACTGTATAAGCAGTTCCCACACGCAAAGACAATGCTGTTTCTGCGCTTGCGCCGCCCCCAGATGTCCCTGCGGATGTCCGATAACCACCAGCGCCACCACCACCGTAATCAGAGCCAGAGCCTCCACCAGCAATCACCAAGAAGTCAACATCAAAGTTACGAACAAACGTCACAGTCTCAGATGTAGTAGACGTAGCAGTTACAGAGTAGATGTTGAACCCACCGGATGTGGACAGGCTAGATGTAACGCCGCTAGAGAATGATGCGCCTATGTTGTCAGGTACTTTAATGATGACAATGCCGGAGCCGCCTGCTGCACCGTTGTTATTTCTTTCGTCACCACCGCCACCACCACCCGTATTAGCGGCTCCCGCAGTTGGTGATGTAGAAGAAGTGCCACCATTTCCACCGCCTCCAGTTCCTCCTGTGCCTCCAGTACCAGACAAAGGGTAAGAACCACCACCACCACCACCAGCCCTTGGTACTGAGGTTCCAGTAATTGATGATGACGTTCCAGCGCCGCCATTACCGCCGTTGTTATTTGAGCCGTTACTTCCAACGGCACTTGCTCCACCGCCACCGCCTCCAGCGTTATTTGGGTTAGCGCCGCCAGAACCATTACCACCATTATTTCCTTGAGATGGAGATTGGGATGGTGTGTTGCCCGTTCCACCAGTTCCGCTTATTGAGTTACCAGCCGAACCGCCACCACCCGAACCGCCATTGTTTCCGTCGTAATCTGAGCCACTTCCGCCTCCGAAACCGCCACCACCTCCACCAGCAGAAGTAATTGTGGAAAATACCGAATTACTACCAGTCCCGCCTTTGGTACTTGCAGTTCCAGCCGCACCTCCAGCTCCAACGGTTACGGTGTATGCAGTTCCAAAATTTAAACTTTGAGAAGTAAGTTCACGATAGCCACCAGCTCCGCCGCCACCGCCTCGCTCAGAAGCGCCCCCACCACCACCCGCTACAACAAGGTAGTCAGCAAGGATAGTCGGCGCACCCTGTCCCGCAAGAAGAATCTGAAAGATGCCGGTCATTTATGACACGTTTCCTGTGATAACGCAGACTGTGCCAGAAATAAACAGAATCGTACACACACCACGGGTTGCTAAACTGACAGTAGCCTTATCTGCGTCTGTGCCAGCAATATAAGCAGTCGTGATTGTGCAAGTAATCGTGATTGCACCCGTTGTGTTATTAAAGATTGATACTGCGTCACCTTCAGCAAACGTAGCGTCTGGGATTGTGATTGATCCACCAGAGCCTACCTGAACATATTCACCAACATCTGCTGTAGTTAAAGTATAGGATCCAGTTTTGGTTCCTACCGGCGGGATGTTTTGATAACCTACTGTGAAGGTAGCATCAGGGACTGTAACAGTACGGTTAGCCGATGGAGAGGCTGAGATCGTAGATGTAAAGCTGGTTGAACCGCCACTAATTGCAATAGCCATAGTTTATTCCTTACTCATACA